TAGCTCTTAGAAAATCAAATCAGGTTTGCAACTTTTGAAAAGCTCATAAACTCTTTCAAAAGGATTCAAGATGGAAAAAACTCAAGCACCAGATTTTAGCGGAACATCTACAAAGCAAATGTATAATATTTATTATTATATAAAAGACTTAATTTTTGATGGTCTACCGAAAAATAGTAATTATTCAAATCACCTTGATAAGTACCACCAAGAGCTTAGAAGAGAAATTGAAAAAAGAGAAAGCAAAAAATCATTTTCTAAAGGCTTATTTGCAGTAAAAGTATAAAATATTTAATTTGAGCTTTTCAACGGTTGCAAATCTGGAAAACTAAGTAAACGGTGCGAATCCTGGAAATGCCTAGACTCGCCCAAAATTGGAGAACAGTAATGAAAAATAACTTTCAATGGATTAGTGAATCCAGAAGTCAAGTTCACAATGTTAAAACTTTGATGAATGGCTTAAAATCTCAAGCATTCAAAAAACATAACGGAATAGAATCAACTATGATTCAATTCAAGGGTATGTCAGAAGCTGATTATCGTAGAATAAACAATTAAAAGACTTGACAATACTTGCAATAAGTCTATAATTGTACTCAAGACATTAACAAAAAGAGGAGAACATGAACATTCAACATATTGCGGATGATATACGCAATCAATGGAATGACGAACGATTCACTCCATGGTACATGAAACTTCTAATATACATAGGTTTAGGTCTCTGGACTTTTGCTATGGTATTAGAACTAACTAAGTAGAGGAAAAAATGAGTCCTAAACATTTAAAAAAGTTCGTAAAAAACTATCGAACTTTAAAAGGTAAGCTACACAATGGTATTTATTGTGGATGCTTGCAATGTAGCAGGAACATAAGTCCTGTTTATCGTAAACTTAAACTAGAGGGAAAAAATGACCACTGAAATATGGACGGCATGGGAAGCAAAATATGATGGTGAACCTCATGGAGTTTTTGCAAAAGACTTATCTTATTGTGGACTAACTCCACTAGAAAGAGACTTATTTGAGTTAATGCAAAAGCATAAACTTTATGAGTTAAATGTTATCGAGCCGGAACAAATAGAAGTTACATTCAATCCGGCTTATGTAGTTAATTTAACATAGAAGAGGTAAACACTAACCTATAAATGGAGAACTAAAAATGAAAAAGACGGAGTATAACCAATACTTCGCACAATTAAAAGGAGAACAGTATTTTAACTTTCCAAGTGAATGGACAGTAAAGGAAGCACTCAAGGTGATTGCTGGAATGTCTAACACTTCAAAAATGGATTGTAAAAGTTATGGTTTACCTGCTGATTTGTGCAAGTTAGGTTCAAAACTACGGAAAGTAGCAGGATCAACCTGTGAATACTGCTACGCTTGGATGCGTGGAATGTATCGTATGGACAACGTAAGAGATGCACAGTTTAGAAGATATGAGACTCTTAAAAATGAAAAGCCAGAAAAGTGGATTGAAGCCTTCGTTTTTCTGATTACTAAACGAAAAGAAAAATACTTTCGCTGGCATGACTCAGGAGATTTACAATCTTTAGATCATTTAAAAAGGATAGCTACAATTGCAGAACTAACACCATTCTGCAAGCACTGGCTACCTACTAGAGAAAGTAGAATAGTAGAGCAGTTTCTGAAAACTGAGACATGTCCAGATAATCTATGCATCAGAATATCAGATACAATGGTAGATGCAAAAAAGCCAGTAGCATATCTAATTGGAAAGACTCAATTTTCAGGAGTGCAGAGCAAAGGAAAACCGCACACAAGTATAACCTGCAATAGCTCAAAGCATATAGGTGGATATGTCTATAATAAGAGGACAAAAAAATATAAAGCCGATTTCGGATTCTGCACAGGATTCACAGAACAAGGTGAATATGTAGAATGTCGTAAGTGTTGGGATAAGTCAGAAGAGCGTGTAAACTATCCTATACATTAAATTAATGCACTAAATATAATATTACATAAAGGAGAACAAATGAGAGAACAACTAAATGAAGTTTGGTATGCCGTACATACTTTAAGAGATCAAGATCCTGACGGCCTAACTTATAATCGCTGGGATGACGTGTGTGGTGCTTTAGCTCAGATTGCTGAAGCATTAGGACATGAAGGTTTTGAAGCTGAAGAACCAGAAAATGCAGGTTTTAATCATGACGTAAAGGAGAACTAAAAAATGCGAGGAATAAATATTAATGATGATACATCACCTTATACAGATTTAATTCTGAGCGGTGAAAAGACTATAGAAACGAGAAAAATAAACACTTTAAAAAGTCTTGTTGGAAAAACTGTTGGAATTATAAAAACAGGAAAGAACAAGCAAGCCATGTTAGTTGGACTAATGATTCTAGGAGAACCAAAAGTCTATAAATCTAAATCTGAATTTAGGAGGGATTACAAACTTCATAAAGTAAAAACTGGATCTAAATATGATCTAAATAAGTTTGGTTATCCAATAATCAAAACTTATAAATATTTACAGGCAGTACCTATTTATTCAAGAGGGATAGTGTCTAGATCAATAATCTTATAGCTGGAGAACTAAAATGAGTAAACAAACATTCTTAGAAATCTTAGAAACTTTTGAAAACCTGGAAAATGCTCCAGAAAAACCAAAAGTAATTCTGGACGTAAATCCAGAACAATCAAGACGTAAGGATTTCGCTCAACAGCGAATGTATAACGAGTCAACTGATTCGTTTTTATTTAGACGATGAAAACCTTAATGTTTATTGTCGTTTATAGTTACATTTCATTCAATGACGAGTGGAATGTATTTTTATTAACTCTATTTTAATTGGAGAACAAATGGAAAAAATAATTATTGATCACTTGGAACGTGCGAGTGCGTTTCAATCAATCTTGAAAGGTATTCCTTTTTCTGAGGAGAATCTAAAAGATGCAAAGTATTACGTCAAGAAGTTTTTCAAGAATCATAAAGTGAAGATTCGATCTAGATGGAGAGGTGAACGCAAGCACCATCGTGATCACAATATAAAATCGGAAGCAAAGTTTTTCGATCTTTATATTTATCCTGCATATTAAACAAATTTGACTGAGTTATAAAACCATGACTCTTAGCTTGTGCGGAAAGACGGTAAACGCTCAGTCACTCATCATTGGAGAACTAAAATGACGATAGGAATTTATTTGACTTACTCAGAAGAATCAGGCGAAGGTTCAACAAAACAAAAAGTTTATTTTGAAGAAGAAGATCCACTGATGCGTTTAGATGTTCTTCTTGATTGGAAAAAAGAAATAGACTTTTTATATGCTGAAGCACAGGAAATTTGGACAACTAAATATAAGGAGAACCAAAAATGAAACAAGTAAACTGGATCAGTATCGCAACAGGTATTGGCGCACCTGATGAAGCAGTAAGAAATAGAAATTGGAAGTGCAAAGCATTTGCTGAAATTGATCCCTATCCAAAACAATATTATTTAAAACGTAACCTTAATTCAGGAGTAGATTTAGATGACTTTACAAAAACAACAGATGAGCAAATTCGACAACTTAGAGGAGTTGATCTCATCGTATCATCATTGCCCTGTCAGAGCTTTTCAATCTCAGGAAACAGACGAGGTTTTGACGATGATAGAGGAAACCTTTTCTTTGACTTCCTCAGATTTGTCAGAATTATCAGACCTGACTATTTGGTCATGGAGAATGTCAAAGGGCTTGTCAATCACGACAAAGGGAAGACTCTTGCCACGATTGAAGCTGAGTTGGAAAAACTGGACTATCAGACGGAATGGAATATCGTTAATAGCAAAACGTATGTTCCCCAAAATCGAGAACGATGCTACCTCATTGCAAGACATACTAGAACAAATCCCAGAGGATCGTTTTTTCCTCTCAAGTCAGGCAACTCAGAAGATTCTCGCAGAGTCGGGGAAGAGGTGTCGTACTGCCTAGATGCTAATTATGCAAAAGGCACTAACACGACTCTTAAAGGACGTAGACAACTTATACAAGTCAATAAGCCTAAACATTCTAACAACAGAGTTTATGATCCATCTGGAATCTCTCCCACGCTCAATACTATGCAAGGTGGAAATCGACAACCGTTTATACTAACTGAAAGGAGAACTGAAGAAGCAAAGAAAATTAGGAGAGAACATAAAGCTAAAACTGGTAAGGATTTCTCACCCAGAAGAGGTAAAGAAGTAGTACCAAGAACGGATGGCCTTGTAGGAACTCTCACTACTTCACCTACTATTGAACAGACACTTGTAGATGAACACGCTAGAGTCCGTAGACTAACACCTTTGGAATGTTGGAGACTACAAGGTTTTCCTGATGAGTGTTCAGAGTTAGCTAATGAGATTGGCCTGTCAAATTCCAGACAGTACAAAGCGCTTGGAAACGCTATAACCGTTCCTGTCTTTGGAGCAATTGCGGAAAGACTAGAACAAATTATGGAATAAATACTTACACTAATATAATATTAACCGAAAGGATAAAAATGCCTGGAATTAAGAATCGTGGATCACAAGTCCACAAAGTCAAAACAAAGTATCACTGTGAATCTAGACAGAAAACAGTAAAAGATCTTGATGATCCAAACTTATTACTTGACGAAGACTATAAAGTTGACAGTAGCTTTGGAGTAACTAACTACCTTCACAGCTATTCAATACCAAATGAAGTTAAACTATTTTTGAACTTATAGAATTATTGTAATTATTTCACTTGACAATGGTTTTAATAGCCATTATCATCATTCCAGAAAGGAGGATAGATGGAGTTTTTAAAAAATGTATGTGTAGCCAGTTTTTATATAATGTTTTTATTTTTAGTAACGTATGTATTCAGCCTTCACTGGATATTATTCTTAATCTAAATAATATGTCAGTCTAATTATGGAACCTTGCAATAAATAAATCTAAATTAGGAGACTTATATGAACATATTTGAAGAACAGAAGGATCTTGAAGACGAGATGATTTTAACAGGTGTACATAAGTTCCAAAAGCAGACAAGAGAAGCTAAGGAAAAAGGTCATGAAAGCACTTCCTATCATGGAATTCTACTAATGAAGAAGTTGGTGGTTCCACTTTCAAGAGCCATTGACATCTTTATACGAGAAGACGTTGACAAACCTGGAAGAGGTAAAATAACTGTTCCATTGTTAGCAATGTTAGAAAGTGATGTGATTGCATTTATAAGTCTGCGTTGTCTAATGGACGGAATCTCTGCAGGTCAAAAGTTAGTAGCAGTCTCTCATTCCGTCGGACAAGCCTTATCTGATCAGGTACGTTTTAATATCTGGAGAACTACGGATCGCAAGTACTTCAAAGGACTTGTCGATAAGATAGGCAAAACATCTGCTTCAAGGCACTATAGGAGATACGGACTGATCAGGAGAGCTTCAACAAATATAGGAGATGAAGTACCAGTGTGGACATCAGTTGAAAGGACTCAAGTCGGTCAATGCGTTATTGACCTAATCATAAAATCAACTGGTCTTGTAAAGCTTGGATCAGTCAAAGCAGTTGGAAAAAAGTACTCTTCTTATTCGCTGGTTCCAACTCAGGTAACATTAGATTTTATTCAGGAAACAATTGAGAAGGGTCAGATGCTTTCTCCAAGTTATCTCCCAATGGTTGTAGCTCCAAAGAGGTGGACTGATATAAGGAATGGAGGTTACCTAAGTCATCGTGTGCCGTTCCTCAAAACCTCATTTAAAAATCATGGAAATCTAATTAGCTATCACAGGATGGAAATGGAGTATAAGACAACTAATAGTCTTCAGGAGACTCAGTGGGTTGTTAATAAACAGGTTCTGGAGCAGATGTCAATGGCTTGGACGGAAGGACAACTGATCGGAGATATTCCAGACAGAAAGGAGCTACCAGTTCCACCAAGTCCTGTTCCAAAGAATCTGAAAAAGTCAGAGTTTTCTGAGTCTCAGAAAGAGCTTTTTAAAGCTTGGAAGGGAAAGGCAACAATTGTGTATCATGAAAACATTCGTAGGAAATCTAGAATACTACAGTTTATGAGGACTCTTCAGATTGCAGAAAGGTTCAAGAAATACGAACAACTCTACTTTCCATATCAGGCTGATTTCAGGGGAAGGAAGTATACTATTCCAGCTTTCTTGACACCACAAGGAACTGAGCCAGCAAAAGCTCTTCTGACATTTGCAAAGGGACTTCCAATTGAGGATCAAGAACAGGCAGATTGGCTGGCTATTCATGGTGCAAATTGCGCTGGAGTAGATAAAGTTTCTTTCGAGGAAAGAATACAATGGATCTCTGAAAATGAACATCATATTATTCAGTCCGCAGAACAGGGATTAGATTATACTTGGTGGACCAAGTTTGATGATGCCTGGCTCTTCTTTGCTTTCTGCTTAGAATGGGCAGGATACAAACGAAAAGGTTTCGGATATATAAGTCATCTCCCAATAGCTCTTGATGGCTCTAACAACGGTTTACAGCACTATTCAGCTATGTTGAGGTGTTCAGTTGGAGGCAAAGCTACAAACCTAACAAATGAGGAGCATCCACAGGACACTTATCAGCAAGTTGCAGACGTTGTAAAACGAGAGCTTGAGAGACTTTGTGAGGATTGCACGATTGCTAGGTTTTGGAATAAATCTGGAATTGTAAACCGTAAAATGACAAAGAGACCTGTCATGGTTGTGCCGTATGGAGGTACTCGATTTAGCTGTCTAAATTATGTTGAGGAATACGTTGATGATCAGATCAGGGCTGGTATTAGTCTTAACTTTCCAGAACACAAGAAACATGAGTACATCAACTTTCTGACTAACTTAGTTTGGGCTGCAATTTCTGAGGTTGTTATCTCTGCCAGAGAGTGTATGAACTGGATCAGAGATGTCGCAAAACGCCTCTCAAAGGTAGGAAAACCTCTTATGTGGGCAACTCCAACAGGCTTATATGTTTATCAACATTATAAAGCTTTTAAGTGGAGACAAATAGACACTACGATTGACGGTAAATTATTACGTCCAGTTTTATTGGAAGAAGATGGACTGAAAATAGATCCTCAGAGGTCCATTAACGGATCTGCTCCGAACTTCGTACACAGCCTAGATGCGTCTTGTTTGACATTAACCTTGCATAAGTGTGTTAATGAAAATATAGATGCTTTTGCTATGATTCATGATTCCTATGGAACTCATGCAAACAAGACACCACAGCTTGCAAAGCTACTACGAGAAGCGTTTGTAGAAATCTATACAGATAATGATGTTTTAACGCAGTTTAGAAGCTCTGCCTTGGAAGTTCTTGATGAAGTTCCAGAACCTCCGAAACGAGGAACTTTAGACTTGAATCAGGTATTAGATTCTAAGTACTTTTTCTGTTGACATTACATACACTTATGTACTAATTTCACTTAAAAACCAAAACAAATCCGCTACTATAGGATAGAAGGAAAGGAACTAATGACAGATTTAGAAGCACAAGCAATAGCAATTATCAAATCAGGAGAACCGCTTCCTGTTGATATATATATAAATCTTAATAATTCAGGAATTGATCCTGAGTTTTTAATTAAACATTTTAGCGAAAAGGAGGAGGAGGAAGAAGAAGAAGATCTATTAATACTTATTAATAAATATCAAACCTTTTTAGGAGAATTCGATCATGGCAGATAATCTAAAATTAGTTAGTCCAAAAGCTCAATGCAAATGGGTTAATATTAAAAGTCCACATCCTGAGTATGATGTATTCCAAATAAATCTACTTCTTCCAGCCAAATCAGAGGAAGCGAAAAAGTGGATGTCAGACATAGACGGCTGGATAGCCGATGAAAAAAAGTCTTCAGGAGCCAAGCAGATTTCTGAGTATCCACCGTACAAGGAAGATGGAGAGAACATTCTGTTTAAGTTCAAGCAGAAAGCTTTTTTCAAAGGACGTGGAGGAGAAGAACGTCCAGTTTCGATTATGGTTGTTGATGCAAACATGAAACCTTGTAATACGGATATTGGATGGGGATCAACAGTGAAGGTTAGTTACTCTCCAATTCCTTACACGGTCAATGGAAAGTCAGGAGTTACTCTGTATTTCAATGCCGTTCAAATCATCGAACTTGTTGAGTATGAGTCTCAAACTGGTTTTGCAGTTGAGGATGGTTACAAAGCAGAAGAGACTCCAGAAAATCCTTTTGTGGGAACAACTTCTAACGTGGAGATGGCTGAAAGTGCCGATTTCTAACAAGTTTAGAAGTGATCTAGAGGGTCAGGTAGCAGATCAACTTGAAAAGCAACATGTGGAGTTTAAGTTTGAACCACATTGGATTCGCTATTCAATTGAAAAGAAATATAAACCTGACCTTCTTCTGCCAAACGGAATCCTGATCGAAGTCAAGGGATGGTTCAAGTTTGATGATCAGAGAAAACACAAACTGATTAAAGAACAGCATCCTGAACTTGATATTCGTTTTGTATTTCAGAAGATGAACAATAAAGTTCAAGGAGGAAGGTTCACAAACAAAAGTTGGTGCGAAAAGTATGATTTTCAATATGCAGAATCATTCGTACCAAATTCTTGGATTCACGAATAAAGGAGAATAATGGGAGAATCACAATGTGTCTCTCACTCTTCTTGTCCACGTTGTAACAGCATCGACAATTTAGCCGTTTATGATGACGGTCACAGTTGGTGCTTTACTCCAGGATGCGGATATAGAGAAGGTGGAGAACACGATGAGGACAAAATATTTGAGGAGAAAAATTCAATGGATTTTATCAAAGGGGAAATTGAGCCACTGAAGCGGAGGGGATTAACAAAAGCTACAGTAGACAAGTGGAGCTATCAGGTAGGTGAGTTCAAAGGCAAGAAAGTTCAGATAGCAAACTATAAAAAAGATGGTCACACAATAGCTCAGAAACTCAGGTTTCCGAATAAAGATTTCTTGTTCATCGGAGACACTAAGAATTGTGGACTTTATGGAAAGCACATCTGGGAAAAAGGTAAGATGATCACCATTTGTGAAGGTGAAATTGATGCTCTATCCGTGTCTCAGGCACAAGGAAACAAGTGGCCTGTGGTTAGCATCCCAACTGGTGCAGCAGGAGCTAAGAAGGCACTTCAGAACGACTTAGAATACTTAGAGAACTTTGAGTCAGTCGTACTGATGTTCGATCAAGATGAAGCAGGACAAAAAGCTGTAGATGACTGCGTTCAGTTGTTCTCTCCAGGAAAATGTAAAATTGCCACCCTTCCACTTAAAGATCCGAATGAGATGATCCAAGCAGGAAGAGGTGCGGAGATTATTAATCAGATCTGGAACGCAAAAAGCTATCGTCCTGACGGAATCATAGATGCCAAAGACACTTGGGATCTAATCAGTAAAACTCAGAAAGTTGAGAGTATGCCTTATCCGTTTAATGGATTAAATACGATGACTCAAGGCATCAGGAAAGGTGAGATCGTAACTATTACTGCAGGATCAGGAGTTGGTAAGTCTCAGATCTGTAGAGAGATCGCATATTCACTGATGTTGCAGGACCAGAAAGTTGGTTATCTTGCTCTGGAAGAGAACACAAAACGTACTGCTCTTGGATTTATTGGTCTTTACTTGAACAAGCCGATTCATCTTCAGAATACAGACTACACTCCCGAAGAACTCAAGGATGGTTTTGACAATGTGTTAGGCACAGGAAATTTGTACCTTTATGACCATTGGGGATCAATGGAGATCAATCACTTGTTTAATAAAGTTAGGTACTTAGTAAAAGGAGTGGGATGTAGTCATATAATTCTGGATCACATTACTATTATTCTTTCAGGAATGGAAGGTGGTGATGAGAGAAGAATGTTAGATTTTGTAATGACAAAGCTACGGTCTTTAGTTGAGGAGCTTCAATGCTCTCTGATTCTAGTGAGTCACTTACGAAGACCGTCCGGAGACAAAGGACATGAAGAAGGAGTTCGGACATCTCTCAATCAACTCAGAGGTTCACACGGAATAGCACAACTCTCAGATATAGTAATAGGGTGCGAAAGGAACCAACAAGATGCAGAGAATCCAGACCTTACAACTGTCAGAGTCTTAAAGAACAGATGGACAGGAGAGACAGGAGTAGCTGATTCTTTACATTATTCTAAAGAAACTGGACGTATGCAAGAGACTCTTACTTCTGAAAAAGCTTCTGCATATGGCTTTGAAAAAGAAGGAGATGCAAAGGAGGACTTTTGAGAGAAGCAATATTAGATTTAGAAACTGATGGGCTACTCGACACAGTTACGAAAGTTCATTGTTTAGTTTATAAAGCTGATGGTTTGATAACTGTAGCTACTACGGAGGAGCAGATTTTAAAAGCTCTTGATGTACTCCAGACCTGTCAAATCATCGGTCACAATGTTCTAGGTTTTGATCTTGAAGTTCTCAAGAGACTCTACGGTTTTAAAGTTCCAGTTGAGCAAGTCACAGACACATTACTTCTTAGTAGATTGATTCATGCAGATCTACGAACAGAAGACTCGAAAGCTCAGCGACTTAAACCTAAATACTTTGGATCTCATTCTCTAAAAGCTTGGGGATTTAGACTTGAGAATCATAAGGGTGAATACGGAGCAACTGATAATGCTTTTGAAGAACTCTCTCAAGAGATGATTGACTATTGTGTCCAGGATGTTGAGTTGACCGATATTTTATGGAAAAACTTTAGTTGGCGTTTGCCAGATACGAATTCGGTTTGGCTTGAACATCAAATTGCAAACATTTGTAACAGACAGGAACACTATGGAATTCAATTCGATGAAGCAAAAGCTGTTGAACTGTATACAAGTTTGGCAAGCAAGCGTGATGTTCTGGAAGGGGATCTCAAAGAAATCTTTGGAGCATGGATTATCAACGAAGGAACAAGACGTAATGAACTCTATTCTAAAGTTAAAATTATTGAGTTCAATCCTAATTCACGTCAGCACATCGCAAAGAGACTCAAAGAACTTAGAGGTTGGAAACCAAAAGAGTTCACTCCAACAGGTGAAGCTAAAGTTGATGAGACAATTCTTAGCAAATTAAAGTTTCCAGAAGCTCAGAAAATGACTGAGTACTTGATGTTAAATAAACGAATCTCACAGCTTGCAGAAGGCGAGCAAGCTTGGTTGAAACTTGTAAAGAAAGGGAGACTACATGGGAGAATCAACACTATGGGAGCATCGACTTCACGCTGCTCTCACGCATCACCAAACCTCGCTCAAGTTCCGAATACAAATGCACCCTATGGGAAAAATTGTCGCTCTTTATTTACTGCGGATAGAGGACAGAAGTTATTGGGAGTTGATGTCTCTGGCCTTGAGTTGCGTTGTCTATCACATTATCTTGCTCTATATGACAGTGGTGAATACGGTAAGAAACTTTTGGAAGAGGACATTCATACGGTCAATCAAGAAGCCGCTGGATTGGCTACAAGGGATCAAGCGAAGACGTTCATTTATGGTTTTCTTTATGGTGCAGGAGATCAAAAGATTGGCGAGATTGTAGGTAAAGGTAGCACAGAAGGCAAAAAGCTAAAGAAGAAATTCCTTTCACAACTTCCAGCCCTCAAACAACTCAGAAAAGATGTACAAAAGAAAGCAGAACAAGGATTTATAAAAGGTTTGGATGGTAGATGTGTACCAGTACGTTCTAAACACGCAGCTTTGAATACATTACTTCAGTCTGCAGGAGCAATAATATGTAAGAGGTGGGTAGTTGAGACTCACCAATTATTAGAAGAAAATGGTTTTAAATGCGGACAAGACTTTTCACAAGTAGCTTTTGTTCACGATGAAATACAACTTACAGTTAAAGGAGAACATGCAGAAAGGATCGGAGAAATATGTGTCCAAGCAATTGTCCTTACAGGGGATAGATATGGATTACGACTACCCCTCACAGGAGAATATAAAGTCGGAAGTAGCTGGTCTGAAACCCACTAATGGTGCTTATAACCATGCTGTTGGGTTAGCTGGAGAATCTTTAGTACGTTATTTGTTGCATAGGTGGAATTATAACATATATGCACCAGATAATCCTAGCACAGCAATTGATTTTGCAATTAAAGCTGGAGATGAGTGGGCTACTATTCAAGTTAAGTCTACGGACACGCAAACTGGAGTACATTTGAAACGTGAATCAAGAGGTACAGGAGATAACTCTAGGGGAGTTTACTACTATTCTACAGGAGACTTTGATTATTTATTTGCAGTTAAGTTTCCTAAAGTTTATGTGATTCCATTCATGTCAATTAAAGCTAGATCTTATGTAGGATTTAGGGATTACGAAGATTATTCTTACGACTTAAATGATTCTGTAACTTATACAGAACCACCACACTTACTAGGGGAACGGAATGGATAGAGTAGCAGTAATAGATGCAGACATCATTCTATATAAGGCATGTCGAGTAGCAGAGACAGAAGTTAATTTTGGAAATGATCAGTGGGTTCTCTGGAGTAATCTGAATCTAGTTAAAACAATTATTGATGACCAAGTAGATTTAATTGTAGATCAGATGGAAGCAGATAGAAGTCTTCTTTGTTTTTCTGACGTAAACAATTTCCGTAAGGACGTTAATCCTGAGTACAAAGCAAATAGAAAAGGAGGAAGGAAACCTCTTGCATTTAAGCCAGCCCTTCAGTTCTGTAAAGATACATATCCGTATCGAGTCTTCACAAACTTAGAAGCCGATGACACTATCGGAATCATCGGAACAACTGAAAATGAAAATGATTATGTCATTGTCAGTGAAGATAAAGATTTGTTGACGATTCCAGGATTACATTGGGATTTTAATCTAAAGAAAATATTTAGTTTAGATGAAGAAGAAGCAGATTTTAATTTTTATAAGCAAGCACTTATGGGAGACACCGTAGACAACTATAAAGGATGTCCGAAAGTTGGCAAGGTCAGCGCAGAAAAGATCCTGCGAGATGCACAGACCAAAGGAGAAGATCTCTGGGACACAGTAGTTAATAAGTATATGAAAGCTGGTCTAACAGAAGAGGATGCGATTATGAACGCAAGGATGGCAAGGATATTACGGAGAGATGAATATGATCTCGTAACTCATAAAGTTAAACTTTGGAAACAGGAGAACAATGACTAATTATACAGTAGATGCGGATGAAAGAGATGATCAGAAAAACATCAAAGAACTTTTACGCCACCCTTTATCTTGGAATCATCGACCACATCCTGACACAAGCAAAGGTGTCAGACAGTGGGATGCACAGACACAGACTTATGTTAATATTAAAGAAGAGGATGAAGAAGCACACGTTCCTTCTGACTCTACACTTAAACTGTTTAACGAGTATCAAGAGTCACAGAAGCAACGTGAACA